TTTGAGCCTTTTGCACAGGAATGAATTTCATTGATAGTCAGCAACTTACGCAATTTGTGTAGCGATATTTGTTAAAAGTACACGAGTTTTGCGCGCTGCGCCGTGGTGTTTGCTGAATTCTTTAGCCAATTTTGTTTGTGCTTTCTTAGTAGAAGCAATGTCAACTCCATCGTTTTGAAATTCAAATTCTGTATCGTCAATTTTAACAGTGTGATCTAACAAATAATAAGTGTCGTATCCAGTAGCTTCGACAACAACAAAACCGTCTTTCTTATGAATCTTAGTATACTTACGTAACTTCTTTTGATCCCATTTTGCCATACGATTAATAGCGTTGCGAACACCTCTCTTACAACTTGGAAGATAAAATCCAAGGGTAGTAACACACGGCATATTGTGTATAATACTCATAAGAGTAGAAGTATCACGGGGGCTAAATTGATGGGTTTTGCCAGCAAGATTAACACGATATTTGCCTGTGCTGGCAGCTTCGCCATTAAAATTGGTATTTGATCTTAAGCGCTCTGAATCGCCATCAGTGAGAGTTACAAAATTTAGCTTTTGAACACTATGTTTTGCGATAAAATCATTAATAACTGTGGGCATCATAGTCAATACGGTATTAAGTGGTGTGCCACCAAGTTGATCATATTTTGAGTAACGAACACCATATGTAGCACTAACCCAAAGGCTTTTAAAAGCCTCGTCATAGTTTGCTTTTGAAAGATCGCTTGAGATTTGCTCAACTAGACTCACGTTGGACAAATCAACTTCGTGCGGAGCAGGTGATGGACGCGAAGAATCTTCTGTGTAAAACCATGTCGAGGTAAAAGAATAAACACGAAAAGGAATGTTAACCTTTTTGCAGAAAGTAATAAGGTTTAATGTTTGCATAATAACATCACCAATAACATTACTCATTGAACCAGAATAATCGAGCAGAAAAATCATACCGTGTGATTTTGCATCCGCCAATTTAGTTTGACTAAGAAAAAGCTCGTCAGTTAGCTTGTAAGAATGAAGTTTGTTTACATCAAGCTTTCCAGTGCGAGATTGTGTGGCGCGAGAATATTGAAAAGCTGCTTTGCGTTGTTCAAATTCACGAACTAATGTGCCAACTTTCTTATTGGTGATTTTCTTAAATTCACTGAATTGTTCAACCCTATGGGAATTTGACAAAGTATATGCACCTTTAACACCGCTACATTCGCGACGATCCGTAGCGAGCTTCTTGTAGTCAATAATTGTGTCGTAAATATAGCTTCTACGAGGCGCAATAAGTGGTGTATATCCACGTGATAATGGTGTCTCAACTTCTTTAGCTAAAGTTGATTCAAAACTTTTGATAGTTTCAGACAACATGTTCTGAGGTGTCTCAGGTTCGCGGGTGCCGCTTTCAGAATCGTCAGATTCGTCAAGTTCTGCAGAATCGTCAGATTCATTATCAGACGTTATGTCGTTAGAAGACGCTTCGCAATCTGAATCGTCAGACTCATCAGAATCAGAATCATTTGAATGTGACTCTGAGTCATCGTCGCTCTCTTCGTCAGATTCGCCGTCGTCAGCAGAATCAGTGCATGACTTTTCACCTTCACGCTCTTCAGACTCATCAGAATCAGAATCATTTGAATCATCTTTAGAATTCTCTTCGCTTTCAATTAACTCTTTAATCTCAAGGCAAATGTCAAGTACATCATCAAACGATTCCGCATTTAGACATTTTTTGTAAATTACCTCTTCGTCAAGTGAGAGTGGAATACTTTTAATAGTGCCAATCTTACCACGGAGATTAAGTCTGTCTAAGAAATTAAGTGAAGAAATATCTTTATCTTTAATAGAAAAGAAATCTTCATCTGTCAATATGGTATAGGCCGTTTTAAAAATACGAGGTAAACCTGGATATGTGTTCTGAATAATGCGCTCAATACGAATATCTTCGACAATATTGCAAACGTCAAAAGGTATTGATCCACATTTTGTGTGAAACCTTTCTAATGCGTCAACAGGTGTATAAAGAGCATGACCAACTTCGTGACCAATTAACATGTCATAAACATCTTTGCCACGATCTTTCCAAGATGGAAGACCCAATACACGGTTTTTAACGTCAAAATATGCTGTGTGCATATTACTCTCAATAACAGTAATATCTTCTTTAGCAAGAAGTTTCGCGAGTGTTGTTTTTGCTGTAAAATCTGTTTTCATAATTAATAAATGCTTCTCAATCTTATAGTACTATTATACCCTATTTTGTGACTTTTGCACAGGAATGAATTTCATTGATAGTCAACGGCTTAGAAATCATTTAGCGTAGGCTTTAATTTTTTGATCAAATTACGCTCTAATAAGAAGGCATTTTTGCGCCCACGAGTGATATCTAACATTTCATAAGTAATTTCTGCGCCAGATTCATATGCATCACGAATTGATCTGCACATCGTCCAATCTTTACTCTCATTTAATGCACGACTAATGTGTTGATTCACACGAATCTTTATGCTTTTATAATAAGCACGACCACGAGCAACAGTAAGACCGATGTATGTATCTTCACCAATTGTTACACGGTAAAGGACATAGTTTCTATCGTTTCTTTTCTTTCTCATTATGGTACTATTATACCATTTTAAGCTACAGCTGCACAGGAATGAATTTCATTGATAGTCAACGGCTTATGATATTTTAATAAACAAAATGACAAAAATCGCTTATTTTTATGCACAATTATCCTGCTATTTTTTATATGTTATATCTCTTTGTGCAACAACAACTTATGAAACATATTTCATTTTCATTAGTTATACAAAGTATTGACTATGAACAACTTGCGCTAGAGAAGTTATTATGTTTTTTAAACTCAATTTTAGCGGGAAATTTGCCGTCCAACAAATCTTGTTTATGTGAGATAATAAAGACATTTGAATCATCCCTAAGAGTGTATAAGATCTTTATCAGATTATCCACTCCATCTGCGTCCATACTTGAATCAAATGTTTCGTCCAAGATTAAGAGGTTCGTATTAGCTGAGTTCTTCATCTTAGCGATATGGCGCCAAGAGAATAGAAGAGCTAGATCGATTCGTTGTTTCTCTCCTTCTGAAAAGGAAGAATATGAAAAGTCATCTCTGTGCCTTGACTTGATCGTCTCATTGAATGATTCATCTAGATTAAATGACACAAAGAAGTCTAAAATCTGAAGATGCTGATTAATCAACTTATTCATGACAGGAAGATATTCACGAATGATCTTTGTTTTAATACCCGTGTCCTTTAACAGTTCAAAGATTGCTTCAATATATGTTTTGATGTGAGCTTGAGATTGTTGCTGCTTCTCAAGTTTTTTGATATGTTCCTCATTATCTTTTAATTCTGATTCAGCTTGTGTAGTATCAATTGACTTAACATCAACACTAGATTCTAAATCTTTAACCTGTGCGTTACAATGTCTAATAGTCCCTTGATTCATGCGGATATCATTCTTAATCTTATTTAACTCATCTTGCTCAGTTTTAAGAGTATCAAATCTGTCTTTTAGAGTATTAAGTTCATCATTGATATCTTTAAGAGAATCATTAATAACCGCAGCATTTTTCTCGATATCATTCCTCTTGGTCGTCTTTAGATCAGTATCAATTAGCTGATCACATGTTGGACAACAATCATTCTTCTCATAAAATCTGGCCTGTTTAACAAGAGCTTTTATATTAAAAGTGTGTGTTGATTTATCTGAGTTTAGAGATTTCTGGCTTGTGGTAATGGTATCGATAGAATCATTTAGCTTAGGCCATGTATCATCAAATAGTTTTTGCAGATCGATATTACGTTTTTCCATTAGGTCTGCTTCATCCTTTAAATCTTGGAGCTTCTTTTCATTCTTGACAGTATGCTTAAGGTCAATATCTTTTAACTCTTTGATATGCTTCTGTTGAAGACGAAGCTTTTCTAATGTGATATTCATGTCGTTGTTTGTATTATTCAACTGACTTTTTAATTTTGAATATCTTTCTTTAGTGAGAATATTCATCTTAGTGAAGATCCCAATATCAAGTAGATCCTCGATCACACTGCGCCGTTGTGCTGCAGGTAATTGCATAAATGGAATGAAACTGCTTGAACCCAAAACTACAACCTGATGGAATGACTTATGATTTAGTTTTAAGATATTACTCTCAAGAACTTTCTGATAATCACGTGTATGAGATTCTTGATTCAATAGTTTATCGTTCTGATAAATCTGGAATGCACCAGGTTTGATAGACCGAAACACTCTATATTTGTTTTTGCCAACACTAAATGTAACCTCAACTTCACAGTTCTTACCATTAATGGTATTTACCAGTTGAGGCTTATTGATATTGCGATGAGGTTTTCCAAACAACGCGAAGGATAGAGCATCAAGCATTGTTGACTTACCTGCACCATTAGACCCTACTACAAGTGTAGCGGAATCTTTATTGAGTTGAATCGTTGTTGGATTATTTCCTGTACTAAGGAAATTTTTGTAGGTGAGTGTTTCAAAAATTATCATTATATGTCTGTCATGTTTTGAGCTTCAACATAGAGTTCATGCATAAGCTTTTTTAGTACTTCTTTATTCAAATCTGTTTCTGTGGCCTCAATATAACTATTTAATAGGGTGGGTGTATCAGCTGTATTAATTCCTTCGTCTTCTACATTATCGCCAAGATACTCTTCAAATGATTCAGACACTTTAATTTCAAACGGGCCGATTCTTTGTAACTTATCAAACCATTTATCAAATTCGTAGAGATTCTTTTTATTGAGAATAATTACCTTAACATAAGTGTTTTTTAGGGTTTCTGTAATATCTGGAACATTATTTTCATCGTACACTAGCTTATGAAACATAGTATCATAATTTTCAACCGGTGTCAATTCCCTTGTTTCAGTATCAAGCACATGAAAATATTTCTGTTCATTGGCATCAGCAAATGTCAATTGAAGTTGGGTGCCAAGATAGTGAATGTTATTCTTGCTACTCTTGGTATGATAGTGACCTGACATCACTAGATCAAACTTGTCAAACGGCTTTGTTTCCATGCCGTGAGTGGCCTTAACACCTCGCATCATCTCAAAGCCGTCTAGTTCAAGGTGACCTGCTAAAATAGGTGCTGTGGTGTCTCGTATGGCCTTGAGTGACTGCTCTTCATTCGCAGCACACATCCATGGTAATAATAGCATATCAAGGCTATCATAAGACGCTACGGTTGGCTCAGTGACAACGTTAATATTGTCATATTGATCTAGTATCTCATTGAGAGAGTTCAATTCATTAGTATTCTTATAATATACACAATGGTTACCAAGGATAATATCCATATGAATATCATGCTCTTCAAGTTTGGAAATAAAAGTCTTGTGATTATGCTTAAGAACCTTAAAGTTTACGTATTTGCGATGCTCAAAATAATCACCAAGATGAATAATCTTTTTAATACCATGTTCAAGTAGGTAAGGAAAAAATGTATTCTCATAAAACCTTGCAGAATAATCTAGAAAGATATCTGATCCATTCCTCACACCATGGTGAGTATCATTAATTATTGCCAATTTCATATTATTGTGCTATATAGAATTCTTCAAACTTATCAACAATCTTCTTTTTAGCTCGAGCTTTTCTTTTTTCTGACTTTCCAAATTCCTTAATGTTATTATCGCGAGTGCGAAGCATCTGAGATTTTAGTCTAACCTGATCAACAATATATTCAGAATTATTATTTTCATCAAAGTTTGCAAATGCGTCTGCACCTGCATAAGCAATATAACGTTCTTTAATATCTTGTTGCTTCTTCTCTTTTGCAATACGGCGGAGAAATGCATAATATGAGATCTGAGTAAAATAAGCAAAAGCGTTTGGTAATCCAGTACGCGTAGCCTTTTCTACGTTATAGTTCATAATAGCTTTAACACAATTCTCAACAGCGTCCATTACCATTTCTTCGCGATATGTATATGAAAAGAAATTAGGTTTGTGTGATAATCCTTCAGATATCTTTAAAAAACATGTCCCAATATAATTGGTGATTTTAGGTTCAGTTTTTTCTGCGGCCTTAGCCGTGTTAACAGAATTTACATAATCAACAACTGCTTGTGAAAATTCTTTATTATTTACGTAATGCTCTTTAGCTCTTCTTGCCATAATTATGTAGTATAATGATCATACAGTATAAAGTGTATGATCTGATTTATATGTTTATAAATTAGATGTTAACGATAAACAGTAATTGTTTTATTAACAACCCGTGTTTCATAGTGACCTGGTATAGTGTATAGAATATTTCCACTAACATCTGTTACATACTCATCTTCTACCCAAATCTCTTCTTTAACTTGTACTTGTTGTTGATGAGCCTGAACGCGTGGAGTTTGCTTCACAATTGCGACGGATTGTGAGTTTGTATTCTTTTTGTGCCATCCTTGGTTCTTTTGTCGGCTATATTCTCCTGCTACTACCGCAGTCACTCCGCCAATAATAGCGCCGGTTTCAGCATCTCCATCTCCTACGTTATTCCCAATGGCTGCTCCAGCAGCTGCGCCCAATAAGCCATCAATGATCATTTCTTGTGATGCACTTGCTGTAGAAGCCAGTGCTATAGTAAGTATAATTAGTTTTTTCATTATCCTTAATACTATACCATTTTAACTAAATGCCAACTAAATTAAATAAATCTTAATCGAATGCTTCATTATTGACAGGTGATTGACTTATCATTATAATTAGTAAAAACAAAACAAAGACTAACTAGTTCAACTCTGGTTTCCAATCAAATCTTTTCTTATGTTTAATAGTATCTTCAATAGGTCCCATATAATCAAGTTCATCAATATTATTAAAAGCCTCATTCATTAGTTCATCAAATTTGTCAGCGTCTAATTGTTTTCTTAATTTAGTTGCAATTAAAAACTTAGAATAATTTGTTTTTAGATCAAACGGTGCTTCTGAACGAGTAATAATACTACTACTCATTAATTGGGTAGCTTCATCTGAATCAACTATAAGCCAATCAGATAGCATATAACCATTAGGGCTTTTTGATATTAAAGCGGGTGTTGCAGTAAATATAATACCAATATCGATGTCATCATCATCTTCAAAGTCAAGTTCTTCAGTTACTATATAACTGCCATCTATCAAGCGGTATGTGAATATGTTTAATTTAGATATGTAATCGTGTAAGTCTTCGCTCATAATGGCACTTTGTGTATTTCGTATTTAAATTTCTCTGTTTCCAGTATCTTTTCTAGCATGTCTTTCATAATATATTCATCTATATTTATAATAGAGGTACTTCGTGTATTTCGTAACTGAAACCTTCTTTATTGTAAATCTTTACCCTTTCAACCGCATGATTTAGTGTGTAGTTTTTTCTCTTCTTCCAAGATAGATCATCAGCTAGATCATACACAACGGTCCCCTGACCATTCTCACTCTTTCTCAAACCTCGACCAATGGATTGAAGTACCCGAATCTGTGACTTAGATGGTGATGCAAATA